GTTCCGAAGTGCAACGGCTGAGGCAATCTCTTCGACGTGCCGTCTGTGGGTAGGAAGAGGGTTACGTACTTTGGCCACCGAAACATCATGACCATCGTAGTAATCCTTCCCACAAGACTCTCTGAACTTACCAGTCCAGAAAGACTTGTCGGAGTTAACACGAAGCCCAAAAGCTTCGAGCTCCCTCACCACAGATTCCACGTATTCTACGGGGACAATAATGTCATCCCCGTAGACGCGCACCCGACCAAACAGCGACTTAACGTCGCGTCTGGTCAACTGGCGATTGAGCTCTCTTTCAATCCCAACGAAAACGATAGTCGCGAAGACTAACGCTTCGAAAGGAAAGCAGAGAGCTGAACCCATCGACGCGAACTTGGCAAGACGTCTAGTCTTTCCAAGTACATCAGCCTTCCGGCTCCTTGTCGCGTCCACCGCTTCCCGTAGGGCGCGGTGATTCTTAACAAGGAGGCGTACATGCTGATTGGAGACTCTGTCAGAAGCCTCACTGAGATCCAGTGTGGCGAGAGTTCCGAATTCGGATCCCTCTCTCGCGAGCCGTTGATTTGGCTCTTGAGATTCGAACATGACGAAATGGCGCGTGTTGTCAGAGCGCGCCATCTCCTCCATCATCACAGAGAGAACGGCCTGTTGCATGTACTGCATACAGGTTGGTTCCACCGCGATAATTCGTGGGGTCTTCAGCGTCTTTGGAACAGTGATCACCCTGACGGGGATCTCTATTCCAGGTTCGAGGATCGTAACTCCGTCCGTCCTGTCAAGGAAGGACTCCGATGGGATGATTTGCTCCCAGTGAGGGAACACGCCTTCCAATCGGCGAGTCCACGTACGCTGTTTATACTTCGCGTTGCCGCGAAGCTTATCAGCGGTGGCGCCAGGACCGTGTTTGGGCACGACTCCATCGTTGTAGATTCGAGAATCTACAGACGAGAAGAAATCGACCCAAAGCATTCGGCCGACTCGAGCGAAATCATCGAGACGATTAGGTTCCGATGATTCCAGCCTTGCGTCATTCTGGCG